GAGTTCTGCTAAATACAAAATTGAGGAGACTACCTATTCCAAAGGGAAGTTACAAAGGGTTTTACCGACCAACCAACCCACAGAAATACAAAGGCGATCCGACCCAATGCGTCTATCGTTCTCTGTGGGAAAGACGCTTCATGGTCTTCTGCGACACGAACGACAATGTGATTGAATGGTCATCCGAGGAGATCATCGTTCCCTATCGCTCCCCGTTCGATCAGAAGATACATCGTTACTTCGTTGACTTCTGGATAAAGGTCAAGAGCAAGGAGGGGACGCTGGATACCCTTCTTGTGGAGATCAAGCCCAAGAAAAAGACCATCAAGCCAGAGATGCCTGTGGGCGTGGGTGCTAAGGTATCCAAGGGCAAGATGACGGAAATACGGGATTGGATGGTCAATAATGCAAAGTGGAAGGCGGCTCAGGAATTCTGCTCAGACCGCAAGTGGAAATTTCAAATTCTGACGGAGGATGACATCTTCGGAGGCAAGAAGTGAGCCAAGAAGAAGCGATCAAGGTTCTTCGTAAGTTCTTTGCCGAAGACATAGACATGACTTCTGCCGAAGCCACCCTGTGGTTTCGCGACAACTTGGCCTCGGTGGGTTACATGAAGCCAACGGCAATCATCGAAGACTCTGGCAAGTTCATATCCCGCCTGATGCCGGGAAAGATTTACTTCTATGGATATCGACCAAGAGGGGAAGCCACCCTTCCTTTCTATGACCGATTTCCTTTGACCTTGGTTCTGCAACGGGAAACCGATGGGTTCCTTGGTTTGAATTTCCACTATCTGCACCCAATTGATCGTGCCAATTTCTTCAACAACCTCGCTAGATTCATCAACGATCCTGAGTTTGACCAGAATCCAGACGCAAGAATTGCTGTGACCTATGGAGCCATGAAGTCTGCAAAGACCATTGGAGCATCCAAGAAGGGCAAGGCATTGGGCTTCTACAAGCCAAGCATCAAGCGATACTACTATTCGAACATCGTCACCAAAGTCACCGAAGTTCCGCCTATCTACTGGAAGTTCATGCTGTTCCTGCCCATAGATCGGTTCGCAAACATCGTCAGGGAAGAAGTCTGGAAACAATCAAGGAGAATGCTCTAATGTCCGTATTCCAAAACGCATTGACCCTGGCCCCAAGTTACCTGTCTTCGTTCTTGCAGCCAAATCTTGGAGCAACGAACATACAGCCAAACTCTGCTTACACGGAATTTGTTGGGCAGGCTTCACGGCTTGGTTATCAGATTTCCAATCGGTTCATCGTGATGTTCGAGAACCCGTGGTTGGATGAGAAGATTCAGTTTGTCCGCAGGAAGTTAGATACTCGTCTTTCCCTGCAATGCTTTACGGCAAATATCCCAACAAGATACTTCTCCACACATGAAAGAAACATCGCCGGTCCAAAGCGATTCATTCCATACACCACGACCTACGATGAATTGTCTTTGCAGTTCTATTGCAGCCAAGACATGTTTGAACTCAACCTGTTTCAAGGATGGATGGATGGAATACTCAACCCCGTCACTCGCTATGCTTCGTACTATGACGATTATGCCAAGGACTCCAAGATAACCCTGCTATTTGTGCCAAACAGTATAGGAAAGATGGAAGACCTCATAAGTGCATACAGCAACAAGACGATATCCGGGATCAGATTTCTTGAGGCGTATCCGAGGGCAATGTCAATAAACGGCGGTCCTGTCGAATGGGCACCAAAGAATCAGCCATTGCTGATGAATGTGACATTCGGAACAAGAGAATTCGTAAACTTGAGGACATACGACCAAGAAGTTCAGCGTCAGTTGGAAAGACTCAACCAGTCTGATCTGACCAATGGTCTTGATGATCTATTGAGCCGTTCGCAAGGGCAAAATGCAGCATTCAATGGATCGGTATCCCTTGGACAGATAGAGTCCGAAGAAGACCCCTTGTTTGTCAATCCTTATGCCGATCAAGAGGCATTGGAAGAAGAGCAGCGAAGAAAAGACGAAGAATTCAGAGAATTCAACAGAAGATTGTTCGCAAAAGACAAAGAGCGGGACAAGAATGTCGCTTCCAACGGAGCCGTCATTACCAAGGACATGGACAATGGCGGGTTCTTCCAGCGTGGCTAACCTTCAGATGACCGTCTAAATATTAGTATTCCTGACTAACGGAGATCAAAATGGCTATACCTATTGTTGCGACACCAGAATATGAACTGAAACTTCCTTCGACCGGCAAGAAGGTTAAGTACCGACCATTCCTCGTCAAGGAGGAGAAGGTTCTTCTCTTGGCAATGGAAACCAAGGATCCGGTGCAGATTCAGTCCACTACCAAGCAAGTAATCAAAGACTGCACCTTTGGACAAGTAAATGTCGATACGGCTCCTCCGTTTGACCTTGAGTATGTTCTACTGCAACTTCGCATTCGCTCTGTTGGCGAAACGGCATCGGTCGGAATCAAGTGTTCTTCATGCGAGGCAACCAACAGCATCGAAATCGAACTTCCTTCAATACAGGTCATCAAGCCCGAGAACCACTCAACGACGATCAAGATCACGGATTCGTTGAGCGTCCTCATGCGGTATCCGACAATCGAAGACATGCAGACTGCCGATATGGACGAAACCGCAGATACCAAGAAGAATACGGAAGCGGCAATGGACTTGATTGCTGCCTGCATCGAAGTGATACAGGATCGTGGTAACACATACAAGACCAAGGACTTCACGAAGGAAGAAGTCAAGGAGTTCATCGAAAATCTGTCACAGCCGATGTTCATGAAAATCATGGACTTCTTCAACACCATGCCGACAATCAAGAAGGAAGTTTCCTTCGTGTGTCACAAGTGCAGCAAGGACAACAAGTACACATTGCGAGGGATCAAAGATTTTTTTACATCCTGATGTGTCATGAGTCACTTGCGAACATGATGCAGACTAATTTTATAATGATGAAACAACATGAGTTCAGCCTGACTGAAATCGAGAACATGATGCCTTGGGAAAGGCAGACCTACATTGGATTGCTGATCAACTATGTGAAAGAGGAAAAGGAGAGAATGGAACAAGAGCAAGCCAAGCACCGATAAGGAAAAGGACACATGGCAGAAGAAGACATTCTTGGAAGCAGTCTAGCCGGTCTAACAAGCAGAATAGACGATGCTGTGGCTTCGCTCAAAGACCTTGAGAAGCGTCTTTCTAATTCTACCAAGGCATTTGACAAGAATACGGGGGAAGTGGATGGGGTGCGTCTGAATCTGAAGAAGATGAAGGACACTCTTGAGATTGCCAAGAAGTCCTACGAGGATTTGACCAAGACTACCAAGGATGTCAGCGATCCTCTGACGAAACTCGGTGCTAGGCTGCAAGATACGAATCAGAAGTTCGAGGAGATGACCAAGAAGGCATCTGAATTCGGTATAAACCTTGAAAATTCCCTAAAGGGTGCAGCAGAAGCCGCCAAGGAAAAAGCAGAGAACCAACCAAGCATAGGTGATCTTCTCAACAATGCAAAAACAGGAACGGAGGTTGAGGCTGTTCTTGGTACTGCTCCCGCTGTACCCGGCGCAAGTCCTGCGACTCCTGTTGCTATGACTGCACAGACAGCAGAGGCGATCAAGGACGCTGTACAGACCACGGCCACCAACACAGGAGAATTGGTTGACAAGACTGAGGATGCCGCCAATGCACAGAAAGCGGCGGCAGCGGCAGCAAAGGAAGCAGCAGACGAAAGCAAGGACGCAAGCAAGGCTGGCACCAAGGCCACGGAAGACGCAACCAAACAGTTGGCCAATGCAGTCAACGAATTGGCGAAGACACAAACTGGGCTGAAAGGCATTTATAATAATGCGTTGGCCCTGCCTGCCGCTTTGATGGCAAGGAGCAGTCTGTTGGGCGGGACTCGCGGACTCCTCGGAATGGGAGCAGCAGGAGCAGAAAAGGTCAGTATGCCTGTGAGTCTGTTGATGGGTGCGTTGGGTGGAATTACAGGATTCATCGCCACGGCGATACCCATGTACAAGACCGCAATCCTTGAAATCGGGAAGATGTTCACCTTGTTTTCCAAGTCTGTTGGTCCGTTCGTCACTTCGATGCTTGATGTGACAACCAAGTTTTTGCGAAGATTCGGTGTCGTTGGAGATGGTCTTGCCTTCTTTGTCGATGGGATTCGATATTTGACAAACAGAATTTACAGCATTGGCAACACCGTGGTCAGGCTGACAGGTGAGGTATTCCTCGGGATAGCCTCCCGTGTTGGTGGTAAGTTCCTTGAATTGACTACATTCATAGGCAACTCGTTCAAAAGTCTCTTTCCGACATTCACAAGACTTTTCTCAAGCATCGGAAGCAGCGTTTCGAATGGCTTTGGAAGAATCACATCGATGTTCTCGGGCGGAGGAGCAGGAATCCTCAAGACGATAATGCAGTCCGTTGAATTCATCTTCGGTGAGGCCGCTCTTGGAGTCTTCAAGACAGCATTCCGTTTTGGTGCAAGCATAGCAAAGTACATTCCTTTCCTGTCAGTTATTCCGTCTGTGATTGAAACCATTGTTTCGGCTTTCAAGAAGATGGAAACCGAAGGAGTTGGTGGCGTAATCAAGTCCATCTTCGTGGGATTGCTCAAAGGAATTGCTGCGTTCCTGACCCTCGGATTGAGCGACTTCATCCTTGACTTTGAGGCAATGTATGATGCATTGTCCAAGCCTCTTGATGGAATCATCACCCAAGTTTCAGGTTTCTTTGAGGTCTTTGCGGATGTGTTCTCTTGGCTCGGAGGAACACTATATGACTTATGGAACGATACGCTGAAGCCAATCGTCGGATCTTTGTTTGAGAATGTGCTGAAGCCGATATTCACGGTTCTCAAGAAGGTCGGTGAAATTGTCGCCAAGTTGGTAGGGTTCGTGTTGATTCTTCTCACTCCCGTTCTTGCCATATTGAAGTTCGTGTTCAAGATGGTCTTTGAAGTGGTGAAGATGATCTATGACTTCGTGCTGAAGCCATTGCTTGACTACCTTGTGGTGCCGATCTTCGTTGGAATCATGAAGTTCGTTGGCATGATCTTTGGGCCTATTGTCGATGCCTTCACGGCAGTCTCTGACTGGCTTACATATCTCAATGAAAATACGCAGGAAGCATTCGACAACATAACATCATGGATAGACGAATTCACCGCTGTCCTTGATGAGGCTTTTGCTGCCGTCAAGGAAACGATCTTCGGGTGGTTTGATTGGTTTGGTGACGAAGAACCGGATAAGCGGCAGGAAATGGCAACACAGGCGCAGATTCGGGAAGAGCAGGAAACCGAAAGAAAGATTACCGAATCACGGACAAGAAGCAGGCTAGAAAGTCCTTTGTTCCGAGCCAATGCTGAAGCGATAATGCTGAGGGAAAGCGGTGCCGCTGCCCCGACAACCGCTCCTTTCATGCCTTATTCCGAAAGAATGGGAATGGCAGAACCAAAGGCAGTCAGCGCACCGGTCATCATCAACAATACATCGTCAATGACAAACAATGTTGCTGGCGGTGGAGGAGGCAACAACACAATTCCTGTTGCTCTTTCTCCAAATCCTGTTCACCACATGGATCCGACACGGGCTTTGATCGCCACATAAACACAACTGCCGCCCGTTTCCGAGCGGCAGTCGCGAAAGGTTTGAGTTTTACAATCAGTCCTCTTCGGCCAACTTGCGGAAGTAGGCGAGGGCATCATCGTCGCCATCGTCTTCCTTCTTTGGAGCAGGCTTCTTCGCCGCAGGCTTGACTGCCTCTTCGACGGCCTTGTTGCTCTTGGCGAACTTCTGCGAAAGGGACTCACGCACAGGCTCGTCCTCGGCCTTCTTCTCGGGAGCCTCCGTAAAGAGAACCGTGTGCAGACGATCCTTCAGTTCCTCGTAAGCCTTGAACTGATCGGGTGCAACGAAGGGAAGCAGCGGATGCTCCTTCTTCCAAACAGCCTCTAGTTCTGCATCTTCGCCCTCAAGGAGCGGTTCAGCGGAGTCGAAGGCGCTCTTCTCATAGTTGACATAGCCACCATCACCAATCGTGGCCTTCAACTTGAAGTTGGCACCCTGCCAGAAGTCGAATGGATTCATCGGCTTCTCGTCATCGAACTTGGGTGTCATCTTGTCGTTGATCTTCTCGAAAATCTTCGCACCGTACTTGAAGAGGAAGACCTTGCCCTCGTTGGAAGGATTGGCAGGATCCTTCACGACAAGGATGTTGGAGATGTAGGTCAACTTGCGCTTGCGGTCACGGGCGATGGACTTGTCCGACTCCACTCCGCTGTTCCACAGTTCGTTGTTACCCTCGCAGATCGGGCACTTCTTGCCGATGGTGGTCGGGCAGTTTTCGATGAGCCATCCACCCTTGCCCTTGAACCCGTGGCTGAAGACCCGAACCCACGGAATCTCCTCGTTCTCCACGGCGGGAAGGAAGCGAATCACGGCATAGCCATTGCCTGCCTTGTCACGCTCAAGCGACCAGAAACGGTCATCCTTTTCGTAGCCCCCCTTGGTGGTCAACTTCTCCATTTCCTTGGAGAGTTGTTCCGTCATCGACTTTGACTTCTTCTTAAGATCAGAGAATCCCATATGTTTCGTGTCCTTTCGTGTGTGAGTATGGTGAGTATGGGTAATGTAAAGAGTATACAGGTATCTAGTCTGCGGTCAAGTTGGTTTCTGCCGATTCAGACAGGATTCTTCGCACCGATTCCTTCAAATTGTCCATGTTTGAGAAATGCAGTACGAAGGACTTGTAGCCGTTCAGTCGTGCCTTCATCTCTTCCCAAACAGGATCGCCTTGAAGTTTTGAATTCCATGACTTGGTGAAATTGAGCATCCCGTCCAAGACACAGAATGATTCAGGAGCGATCTTCTTCTGCATCAGCAATTTGAGGATTCGTGGGTGGTTGCCCTTTTCGGAAACCACGAACATGTTGCCCCATGCACTTGGAGTGAACTTCTCATGGATTGAGGCATACTTGATGATAGTCTTGACATCCTCACCAAATTGGTAGGACAGCCGTTCGTTGCGCTTGCGCCACTCAAGGTAACGCTGATTCGCTTCTTCGCCAAGCATGGAACCAACCCACATGTTCGGGTCTTCCTGAATCTGAGACAGGAGAAACTTGACCATGTTCTCCTCCAATGGATGGCGCTTTGCCAACTTGTCGAAGAAGTGGCGATCCTTGCGAGTCTCGTATGTCTGTACCTTCGGAGTCAGTCTTCCGTAGCGAAAGAAGTCATAGTTCCCGCCACGAAAATGCGCTTTCAGGGAGACATAGATTCGATATGCTTCGTAGCCGTTCATAGCGGCAACTTGGAATCCCTCTTGAGTAAGTTCAACTGCTGACCCTCCACCTTTAGCCGTTCCTTGATCGGCTTGCTCAACAACTTTGAGATGGTGTCGGGTTCAACTCCGTGCTTCTCGCACAGGTGCAGGACCGCATCGATGTACGATGGTTCCTTCTGCTTCTTTACGAATTCTTCGACTTCCTTGCTGAAGTCATTGTTCATGTTCACGATGGAACCCATGCTTACTCCGAATAAGGGACCACTCCGATTCTTTCGATGGCACGACGAATCCCATTCTCCATTTCCTTCTCGGTCAGGAGCATGACGATCTCGTCGCCTTCCTTGCGGAAGATGCGGACGCAATGATAGCGTTCCTCTCCATTGGTTTCAAGAGGAATATTCTTCTTAAGCCACGGAAACAGCCGTCTTAGCAAACGCATCCTTGGCCCTTTCCTGAAGTTCCTTGAAATCGTTGTTTGCCCAATAGTTGTCGATGGCATCACGAAGGCTCTCGCGATAGTCAAGCGGACTGCGGATGAATTCCTGGTCTGCTCCATTGTCGCAGGACACAAGGATCACGATCTGAGGCAACTTCTGCCCCGTCCGTTCGACCCACATGTGGGCGTATGCAGTTGCCTGCTGGAAATAGTTGAGAATCCACTCAGGCTTCTTCTCGGTCTTTGAAGACTTGAAGTCGATGATCGACGGCTTGCCATCGTATTCACCGATGCAGTCGAATCGTCCTGCCATGCGAAGAGTGTCCGACCACATCGGAATCTCCTGTGCATACACGGAGTTGATGCGGTCAAGGTACTTCTTCAACTGCACGAACAGAACCTTGTCGGAAAGAGGAACACGGTCAATCTTCTCGTACTCCTTCTTCAGGTATGCCTCGGCAAGTTCGTGCATCATGTTGCCACGGGCAATGGCAAGATCGGAGGTCTTCCTGTTCTCAGGATTGCTCCTCCACTTTGTCCAGAAGTCCTTCTTGGCAAACCCCGTCACGGTGGTGACAGAGGGATACCAATGACCCGTCATCGGTGATTCATAGAATCGCCCGTAATCTTCAATCTGTACCGACCTGATTTGCGGAAAGTTCATCCTAGTCTGCCCTTCATGTTGTATCTTGGGTGTGCTTCCTTGACCTTTGCCATCACTTCCTTCCACCCTTGGTCGGGACGGCGAACGCCAATGCGAACGGGATCGCATACTGCGGGTGTTCCCACCACGATTTCCACTTTCTTCTTTCCGCACTTGGGACACTTCTTCTTGGTTGGCTTGTCGATGTCAGCCATCCGAAGCATCTCTTCAAATGCATGATCGCACCCCTTACACTTGTAGTCATAGAACGGCATTAGTGTTCTCCTTCTGTGTAAGGATATTTAGCGACCACCAATCGGGTGCAGGACGGACTGACCACTTGGCTAACTTTGACTTTGCACCGACATAGTACTTGCGATATGCAAGCACGGAGTTCCCATGAACTTTGAAATCATCGGGCATGGCTTGTGGAGGCTCACGCCACCCACGCTTGCTGTTGAGCGCAAATGGATGCTTACGCAAATCATCCCAACAGCGGTTCTGTACGGAATGAGTCTTGCCGTAGCGAAAGGAGTATTCCTTGAGCAAGTGCGTCAGGAGTCTGTGCAGCCACAGGTATTGGTCTTGGGTTTCCCGTGCCCAAACAGCACATGGATGGTTGACATGGGAAGCGAGAAACAGCCGTTCGTTCAGAACATTGTTTTCAAGCGTCCAACGCTTCATGTTCCTGCCATTTATCTTTACGATTGATTGCTTGCCATCCAACAAGCGATGTGCCGTGGAAAGCAACTGCGTGTATTCAAGAACCATCTTGACCACATGCTTGTTGCAATGCATTT